TCGTCGATCTGGCGCAGCCGGTCCTGATAGGCCGCGTACTCGTCCATCCCTTTCCGCGACAGTTCGCGGATGCGATCCTCGACCGACAGACGCAGGTTGAGCCGTGCTTCGTCGGCCGCCTTGGCCGCCTGCAGGTGGCGCTGCTCCTCTGCGATCAGCCGGTCGACCGTGGCGCGGTAGGCTGATTCGAGCTGGCTGTAGATGGCGATGCGCGCCTCGACCGCCTGCCGCTCGATCGCCTGCACATCCTGGCCGGCGGCACGAGCGAGCGCCACGGCCTGACCGTAGGTGGCCTTCCAGGCCGACTCCATCTGCCGCGCACCGGCTTCCACTGCCGCGAGCTTCTCGCGCTCGGCGGCGAGCAGCGCTTGGGCCGACTCGCGGATTGCGGCCGCCTCGGATCGTGCGGCATTCTGCGCGGCCGCTTCCTGCCGCTTGTAGTTCGATTCGATCTCGGCAACGCGGGCATCCCAGATCGCCTTGATGTCGGCGGCGACCTGCTTGTAACTCGCCGACAACTGCTTGACCGTCTCGGCCGCCTTCTTGGTTTCTGCGTCGAGCGCCTGCCGGATGGCCTCGCCGGCTTGGGTAGCCGCACCCTGGATGGCGCGTAGCGCATCCGCCGTGCCGGGCAATGCGGCCTTGAGTCGCTCGGCAGCCTGCGCCGCCAGCATCATCTGGGTTTTGACGGAGAGCGTGCCGGTATTGGCCAGTTCTTCCATCGCGGCGGTCAGCTGCTCAAGCTGCTGGCGCTGCCGGTTCATCTCGTCGATGGCACGGTTGGTCTCGCGGATGTCCTGCACCATCTTGACGATGCCGCGCCCCATCTCCCAGACGGCGACGGCGGCGAGCACCGGCAGGAAACGCATGAAGGCCGCCTTGAGAACGTTCACCGCTTCCAGCAGCTTGGCAGCCGCCGCGACCCCCTTGATGGCCAGCACGGTGACGACGATCTCGCCGAGCACCCGCAGCACGGCCATGATTTCCTCGCCGTGACTGGCCAGGGCCACCAGTGCATCGGCCAGCGCCTGCAGCGCCGGCAGCGCGGCCTCGGCCACCTTCATGGCGATGCCGTGCAGGGCCTGCTTCACCGTGTCGAGCGTGTCGTTGAACTTCTCGGCGGCCTTGGCGGTGTCGCCGCTGATCTCGAGGCCGAGTTCCTTGAACTTCTGCTTGAGCTCCTCGATGCCGGCTCGCCCCTGGTTGAGAAAGGGGATCAGCTCGACGCCGCTCTTGCCGAAGAGCTTGACCGCCAGCGCCGATTTCTCGGCCCCATCCGGCATCGCCGCGAAGGCATCGGCCAGATCGAGCAGCACCTCTTCGGTCGGGCGCAGCTGACCGGCGGCATCCTTGACCGAGACGCCCAACCGGCTGAAGGCCTCGACCTGCTCCTTCGATCCGCCCGCCGCCTCGACCATCGCGGTCGCCAGCTTCTGCATGCCCTTGGCCAGTCCCTCCAGTGAAATGCCGGACTGCTCGGCGATGGGTTTCAGCAGCGACAGCGACTCGACGGAGATGCCGGTCTTCTGCGAGAGCTTGGAGAGGTTGTCGGCGGTATCGAGCGCCGCCTTGCCGGCAGCAACGAGTGCGCCCAGCGACAAAGCCGCGCCCAGCCCCGCCAGCACGCCGTTGACCTTGCTGGCGGCCGACGACAGTCCCTCCAGATTCGCCTTCACCGAGGCGAGCGCCGCCTTGGTCTGGTCGATGGCGGTGATGAGGATTTGGGCGCGGTCAGAGGCCACGGGTTACAAACCTTGTGCGTTGAGTTGTTGCAGGATCGCGGTGGAGAGCTTGGGCATTTGCGAGCGCACGAGCCCCGGCAGGTCGAAGCGACCGCGCAGGGTCACGCTCGGCACCAGCACGGCGATGGGAATCTCCTGGGGGTTGTGGCTTCGGCCGCTTCGCTTAACGTCGCCTTGCGACGTTAGCCTTCGCCGAAACCGGCGCAATTCGCGCCGGTTTTCCTTGATGTTCTCGGCCATCAGGATCACCTTGCCGTTCCTCTCGATGAAGAAGGCATTGCCCGCGCGCATCAGGCCGTCGATCACCCGCCGGAACGCCTTGCGGCCGATGCGCTGGTGCTCGGGCAGGAGTGGAATCAGGAGTCGCCCGCCGATGGTGCCTCCACGGACGTGGATGCCCAGCCACGAAATGCGCGAGCCGACCAGCAGCGCCGGGAATTTCTCGGGGCTGCCGGCATAGAGCTTGTGGCGCATCGACTTCACGAAGCCGGTCTTCCTCACCTTGAAGGCCGACTGCATCCGGGACTGGGCCGCTTGGACGATCTCCTTGCCGGCGGTCTTCATCCCGGCTTCGACCGCCTTACGGATCGCCCGACGCTTCTCCGGCACCCAGCTGTCGAGCCGCTTCGGGTCGAGCAGGCCCGAGGTGGTGAGCGAGAGTTTCATCGAGTGAGTTCTTTCAGGAGTCGTTTGATCTCGGCGCTGCCGCCACGTTGAGCCGTGACCAGCAAGGCGAACTGCGCCGCCAGATCGTCGCGTTCATCACGCTCGATGGCCGCGAGAAACGCCCGCAGCTGCGCGAGCGTGTAGGTCAGGACGTCGGGGTAACGGTGGCCGGATCGGATGAGCCGCTGGATGGCATCTGACCAGGGATCAGCGTGCCGAGGGTTTGGCTCACCCGCGTGATCTCCGGCACCACGCGGCGGATAAAAAAATCCGCGTTCGCCCCGAACACCGCTTCGGCAAGACGGATCGCATCGTCCAGAGACAGCCCCGACACCCACTCCGGCGGACGTCGGCAGGCGATGGCCAGCGCCAGGATCACCGACTCGCCGTCCTCGGACAGCAGGCGCAACCAGTCGGGATCGGGGCCGAGCTTGCCGGCGAGGGGACGGACGGTGCGGGCGAAGATCGGCAGCTCGCCTACCTTGAGGGGGGTGACGTCGAGCGTCTCGCCAGCGATGACCAGGGACTCGGGCACCGGCGGCAGTGCCGCAAAGAGGTTCTCGGTCATGGCGATCACCCGAGCTGGACGATGCGGCCGAACTGGCCGAGCACCGCGTCGTAGGGTTTCGTCGAATCCGCCAGCAGCGAGCCTTCCAATTCGAACTTGTTGAGGTCGTTCGAGATGATGTCGAACTTCTTCAACGGGTCGAAGGCCACACGGTAAAGTTCGATCAGCACCTTGGCGTTGCCGGCGGCGGTGTTCACACCTTCGAGACGCAGGAAGCGCTCCGGCAACGGCTGGGTGAAGATGCCGATCTCGGTCACGGCACCAAAGGTATAGCTCGCCTTGAACGGGGCAGTGAGGCCAGTAACGTCCAGAAACTGGATGGCCCCAAAATCCTCGTCAGCGGTGTAGTGCGTGCCGGCAGTCAGGGTCGCCGGGGTGCCGGCGGAATCGACCACAGTCAGGGCCGATACCTTGGGGTGCGCGAGGAAGTAACGGTCGCCGATCACGGGTGCCGCCCCGCCGACCGTTTCGTTGGTGACGCTGCCGCCGGCATCGGTGACGTGATTGCCATAGAGGGCCAGGGACAGGTTCTCCTTGGTGAACTCCTCGATGGTCAGCGCCACGGTCGCGGATTTCTGCTTGACCAGGCGCAGGTCGACCGCGCGCTGGCCGGTCTGGCTCTCGTAGTGCTCGATCACGTCGGTCTTGAGGGCCAGCGACAGGTCCGCGACGTTGCCTGGCGAGCGGACGTTGATGGGTTCGCCATTGGCGTTGCGTTCGCCGAGATAGACCCGGCCTTGGAACGATGCGTAGTAGGACATGACGGGTTACTCCTTGAGGGTCTTGGCGGTTTTCACCGAGGCATCGGGTGCATCCGGTGCCGGCTCGGGGCGATGGCTGGCCGGTTCGCCGATCTGGTGGTCGGTCAACCAGCGGGCGGTGTGTTCGTCCACGTCGATGACGTGGCCGGCGGGATAGGCCACCCCGGCATGGGTGTGGGTGACCTTGAGTTTCAGCTTGGGCATGTCAGCCTCCTTGAGAGATGTCGGAAACGAGGGTGCGGTAAGTGATGCGGTAGTACGCAGGGATGGCAATGGCATCGACGTCGGCGTCTTCCGCCTGATAGTCGGCGTCCATCTCGGCGACATTCAGAGCCAGGCCACCGAGGGTGGCGTCCAGCAGCAACGCCGAATGCGCTCGGCAAAGCAGATCGTCGGCGACGGCGTAACCATCGGTCGGATCGCGGGCATGCCCGATGATGCGCAAGACAAGCTCGCGTTCCATGCGGTCATTGCTTCGCTTCACCGGGGCGTCGGAAGCAATGCTCACGACAATTGCTGGGGCCTGTTCGCGAGGGATCGCCGTGACGGGTTGGCGCAGAACGATGACGGGTGCAATCGCCGCCTGACAGCGCGCCATCACTTCACAAACGATCTGCTCGCGCCTGGATTGGGGCATAGGGACTCCGATAAAATGAACCCGATAAGGGGGAGATGCTGTTTGGCAACACAAACCAAAACCAAGAAACACCGCAGCAGTCAGACAACGCCCGACCACTACGTTCTGCGCGTCGATCTCATGGGCATCCAGCCGCCCATCTGGCGCCGCATCCACCTTGATGGCCGCACGCGGCTCGATGCCCTGCACCACATCCTTCAGGCCGCCATGGGCTGGTCGGACTCGCACCTGCACAAGTTCGAGATACGCGGCAAGCATTACGGTGTTCCGGATCCCGAATTCACCGACCCCGGCTGGGAAGTGCTCGACGAGAAGAAGTACCGCCTCAACCAACTGCTGGCCGAGGGCGATACCTGCGACTACCTGTACGACTTCGGCGACAGCTGGATGCACCGCATCACGGTTGAGGCGATCAAGGACGTCAAGCCAAGCCCAAGCGACGACGGCTTTGCCTGGGTCGAGGCGGGCGAGCGCGCCTGCCCACCCGACGATGCGGGCGGTTCAGGCGGCTACCAGGACTTTCTTGATCGGTTGAACGACGATCCTTACGGCGACGAAACCAAAGCCTTCCAGGAGTGGGCCGGACTGGATTTCGATCCGGAGCGCTTCGACCGTCAGGCCGTGAATGCCACCATCAGTCGCATGCTCTGGAACCGCTGGATCAAGATCGGCGCCTGACCGGCTCACAACCGAGCCAGGCGCGCCCGGCATTCGCTGCCGTCTCGCAAGGCAATCACTTCCCGCACACGGTAAGGTTGGCCGGCGATCTCGACCGTGTCGCCGGCCGCGAGAGAAATGCGCACGGTCGGGTACTCGATCTCGTAATCGCGGGAGAGCGCCAGGCCATCGAGCACCGTCTCGTCGGGTGCGCGGAAACCGCACTCGACGATCAGGGCGCCGACCTTGACGGAGGTGAGCAGTCCGGCGCGGGCAGCCGCGTCGTACAGATCAGTCACCCCGACCATCAGGCGCTCGTCAGCTTCACCAGCACACCGGGGCGATGGCACATCGGCAGAGGATTGGATTGCGTATGCAGATCCGTGCCGCGCTCGAACTTCCTCGGCTCCTGCTTGGCGTAGAGCGGCTGGCCGAGGGTATTCACCGTCTCGTTGAAGTCCGCCGGGGCCAGGTAGGTGCCGAAGGTGTCGACCGTTCCCAGCGGGAAGGCGTGAGCCTCGCCCGGGGCGATGAACTTGCGCACCGTGCCGTTGATGTCGCTCGCCTGGCCGCGATACTCCTCGAAGGTGATACCGCCGAAGGTGAAGCCGGAGCGCACGTCGTTGATCAGGATCGCCCCTTGCTGCCAGTTGGTATAAGCCTCCTTGACCGCCTTGTGGGTGGTGAGCGCCCGGAAGAACTGGGGCGAGCAGAGCACGTGCACATCGGTCATGAACTCGCCCTTGAGGTTGTCCTCGATTTCGGCGAGCACGTCGTAGCAGTGGCCCTTGATGTCGCTGTTGGCGTTCGCCAGATCAAAGTTGATCGACGTCTGGGAAAGGCCGAACTCGGTATAGAGGTCGTAGATGGTGCTGCCGTCGGCATCCAGAATCTGGCCCTTGAGCGCGCCCATGCGCAGGTGTTCCAGGGTGATGGCGTGCTTGTTGCGCATGGTCTCCAGATGCCGCGCCATGACGCCAGAGATCGCCTCCATTTCGGTTTCGGAACCGAAGGCGCGGATGCCCTGCACCTCTTCCGGCAGCACGACGTCGTCGTGCGGGATGTGCGGGATGACGAAGGAGCGCAGGGTGCGCGTGCCACGCTCGCCCACGGTGCCCGGCGAGCCGGGAGGTTTCGTCGGCAACAGGTTCAGCCGCCCGGCGTACTCCTCGACGATGATCTGCCGGGTGCGCACCGGCTTGGCCGGAAAGAGACCCAGCTGCTCGATGCGGCCGTAGCGGTTGGGGATGAGGTTGATGGCCGTGGTAAGGCTCGCCATCGAGAAGCCAGGGTTGTCGAAAGGATTCTGCATTTGGGATCTCCGAAATAAAGAACCCGCCAGCGGCGGGTTCGTGGGGAACGATGGATTGCGCGGGTTACGCCGAATCTCGGACCAGGATGCCGAGGGCGACGAGTTGCGCTTCGGCGGTGGCCTTCTGTGGCGCGGTGATTCCGGCCGGCCAGATCAGGGCGTTGCGCGCGACGATGGCGTGCCGGGCCACCGTGATGGCGTCGTCGCGATCGATCAGCGTCGCGTCGGTGTCTATGGCCAGCACGCTCACTGCGGTTTCGGTGCCATCGGTTGCAGCCGGTGCCAGGGCGTACAGCTTGCCGTCAGCGGTCTTCCTGGCGAGTACGGTGCCGAGTTGCAGGTTCTGTCCGGCGGCGACCGTCGCGGCCTCGCGAGAATAGAGATTCGGTGCCTCGTACTTCAGGAGGTCGCCGAGGTTCTTGCTCTGAGTGATTGAGGGCATGTCTTACTCCTTGTGGATGAGTTTCTTGACGGCAGCGACCACGGGTGATGCCTCGGGTCGCCCGGGGGCTTCGGTGCCGGCATCCGGCGTGATGGTGGAATGGATGGGCGTAGCCTCGGATCGTGCGGCCTTGGCCTCACAGAGCACTCGGCGCACATCCGCTTCGCTCTTGCCTTCCGCAATGAAGGCGGCGGCCTTGTCGGGGCAGCCGGCGATCAGACACAACTCGGCGATGGCTTGGGCGGATTGGGTAACTTCGCGGCGGGCCTCGGCAACCAGGACGGCTGCCTGATCGACACCGATCATTTCCATTTGGGTTTCTTCGAGAGACATGTCGTCCTCCTGTAGGTGCGTCGCCCCGGGTCGTGCAAAGCTCCGAGTCGGGGGCGCCTTGCGGCCTCGGGAGCTGAGGTAAGTCGAGAATTCGGTGAGCGTTGCCTCCAGCGTGCCGACGGCATCGGCAAGACCGGCCGCCGTGGCGTTCGGGCCGAAGTAGAGAGCGGCCTCGGTGGCACGTACTGCCATCTCCGGCAGTCCGCGCATGGCGGCCACGTGGCCGACGAAGATGTCGTAGAGGCGATCGACCTCGGACTGGAGTTCGCTCTTCGCGGTATCGGTGAGCGGCTCGTGGGGAGAGAAGTCGTTCTTGTGCCGGCCCGCCGTGATCGCGGTGTAGCGATAGCCTTCGTTGGCGTCCTTCACCGACTGATCGATGTGCAGCGCGATTACGCCGATCGAGCCGACACCACCGGTTTCGGTGACGACGATCCGTTCGGCGGATGATGCGATGGCGTAGGCGGCCGAGAAGGCGGCATCGTTGGCCACCGCCCAGATGGGTTTCACGGCGGCGGCCTCGCGCACGCGGCGGGCAAGCTCGAAGCTGCCCGATGCCTCGCCGCCCGGCGAATCGACATCCAGCAGGATGCCGGTGACACTGGGGTCGGCCAGCGCCGTATCGAGGATCGCGCCGATGTCCTGATAGCTTGTGAGCCCCGAGGCCGCCTCCAACCCCAAGGTGCGCTTCACCAGCGTTCCGTGGATCGGAATCACGGCAATGCCGACAGCGCCCTGCATGTTCGGACGGGACGCCGGTATTGCCGCCAACAGTTCCGTGGCGTCAGAAGGGATCGGATTGTCGATCCCCAATCGTGGTCCGAGGGCGGACAGGATCACGTCGAGCTTGGCGCGATGGACGAGCAACGGCGTCCCGAAGATGCGGGAGGCAAGATGTGGCAGCATGAATTACTCCGTGGGTTGTTCGGTTGGTGGAGGCGGTGCGGCAACCGGTGCCTGGTCGTGCCGTGGATCGGAATCGAAGACGAGGCCCAATGCATCGGCGCGGGCGTTGTCGGTCGCGATCTCCCGGTCGACATCCTCGGCGTCGTAGCCATAGGCCGAGATCGCCTCCGAACGGCTGGTGAGTCCCGCCCGGATAGCGAGCTTCATGGCGTTGAACTCCTTCTGCGGATCGACCCACTGCCAGCCCTGCGGGATCCACTTGGCGATCTGGTACTCACGCTGGCGACGACTGTAGCCTGGGAGCGAGAGCGAATCTTCGAGCACTGCCTGATCCATCCAGGCGCGCCAGATCGGGCGACACATCTGGTGGACGATCACGCCGTGCTGGATCACCTCGCAGCGACGGCGAAACTCCAATAGGCCGGCGCGAATCGAGGAGTAGTTCACCTGGGTAAGGTCGCCGGTGAGCATCTCGTAGGTGATGCCCATCGCGGCGGCAACCGCCCGGAACTGCTGGCGCATGAACTCGGCGTAGGAACTGCCGACATCGGCCGGTGCCGAGAACTTGATGTCTTCGCCCGGCTCCAGAATTTGCAGGGTGCCGGGTTCGAGCCCGGCCAGCGCCACGCCGTTGGCGTCGGCCAGCCCATCGCCCATCAGGTTGTCCTCGGGGGCGAGCCGGGTGATGAAACCGGCGAACATCGCGGCGGTCTTCTTCCTCACCAGTTCGGCGTCGTCATACTGGTCGAGTTCGTTGAGCTTCACCAGCGCCCGGGCGAGCCATGGTTCACCCCGGATCTGGCCAGGGCGCAACGGTCTGAAGAGGTGAATCACTTCCTCGGCCGGCACCCGAACCGCGTCGATACCACCCGACCCGGACATGGGGCCGAGGCTTCCGTCGTTCGGATGCGAGCGGTAGAGGTGGTAGGCAACCCGGCGTCCCAGCCGGTCGAACTCGATGCCGGCGCGGACAGAGTTTCCGTTTTGCAGCTCACGGTTCATGGCGAGCGGCAGATGCTCGGCTTCCAGCACTTGAATTTGGATCGCCACCGGCAACCCGTCCTCGGGACGCCGCCAGCGCAGCCGCACGATCGCCTCGCCGCCCTCCAGCATGGCCCGACAGGCAAGCGACTGCAGCCCGTAGAAATCGGTGAGGCCCGCTGCATCGGCGCCCTCGCACCAGTCCCACCACAAGCGTTGGATGGTTTCGCGTTGGGCCGCATCTTCCACCATGCTCTGCGGCTTGATGCCGGTACCGATGGCGTTGGCAACGAAAGCCTCGATGCCGGCGGCGGCCCAGGCGTTGCGCCGCACGAGGTCGCGGCTCTTGGCGCGAAGCTGTTCCTGCGTGTAGGCGAGTGCCGCCACCGCACCGGGGTTAGCCACCGTCCAGGCGAGCGTGCGCCGACCGAGTCCTGCACCGTCGTAGGTGGGCGTGCCACCCAAGACACGTCGCTTAATGGTTCCGAACCAGCCCATCAGAAGCCCTTCCCGGTGGTCACGCGGATCTGGCGCGGTGCGCGCGGATACAGGCCGGTGGCCACGGCATCCTTGTGCATCGCGGCTTCGACCTCGTCGATGGCCTGCTTCAGTTCGTCGACGGTGCGGTACTCGACCGTCTTGTCGCCGAAGGTCACGCGCTTCTCGCCACGGGCCAAGCTATCGCGCAAGGCCTGCAACTGCGCTTCGGTATAGGTCGGCGTGCTCATCGATAGACCACCAGACTGATTTCTGGCGTGTCGGCCAACGACGCCGAGGACGAGATGCAGACGATCTCCAGGCCTGCCTCGACTTTTCCGTCCGTTGTCCCTCGGGCCGCCGCGAAACGGATGGTTCCCGTCGTGGTATTGCTCCTGCCAGTGGCCACCCAGCAGTACTTGGCATCGGGAAACGGCGTCACGAACTCGATGCGGTAGCGGCCCGTTCCCAAGCGGGTCACCGAGGCGACGTTGTAGGCGGCGCGAAGCTGGATCGCCCCGCCCACGTATCCGAAATTCACCCAGGCGCGGGCGAGCCCGGGATGGTCGGGACGGATCAGTCCCTTGATCTCGGTGCCGATGCGGGTGGCAAGCGCCGACAGTTGCGCGACGAGGCTCATCACTTACACCAGGGCGGCGTTGAAGATCGCCACGAAGTCGGTGGCGGTGTCGCCGATGTCGGTGGCTGCGACCGCGCCGATGTTGTCGCGGGCCTGCGTCTGCTCGGCCACAGTCAATGTCTGCGCCGCATCGAAGCGCACGCGCTTGTCGATGGCGGCGGTGAGCGCGGCGATGCCGGTCTGGTCGTTCTGCAATGCCTGCTGGAGTTCCAGCAGGGTGTCGTAGGCCGGGTCGGCACCACCCAAGATGTCGGCCTTGAGGGCATCGAGCACCGAGACGATTTTCGACGAGGAGTAGGTGCTGGTCGTGGCAACCGTCAGGTCGTCGATGGCAACCGCCGTGAGGATCGCGGCCTTCAGTTCGTTGATTGCCGCCACCAAGCTCGACTTGTCGGTGGTGGTCAACGCGGTCAGCGTGCCAGTGCGACCCTTGACGGTGTTGAATTCCTCGGCGACGCGCAGGACGAAGCTGTTGAGTTGGGTTTGCAGACTCATGGTGGGGTTCTCCAGTGGTAGTGATCAGCTGAACCAGCGGCTGCGAATGACGCGCCGGCCCGTTCTCGGGGTTGCAGAAACAGCGAGGCCACCGCGTTGGGTGGCCTCAGTGGGTTGTTCGGTTTGCGGATCGGGATCGCCGGGCGGCGAGAGTCCGATCTGTCGTTCCAGTTCGCGCCAGTGCCGTTCCTCGAAGCGGTCGAGGCCGGCGGCACTCGCCGCCGCGCGGGCATACACGTAACAGTCCAGGGCTTCGTTGCGCTCGCGCATCTTTTGCCATTCGCGCACCTGGTAGCCGTTGCGGTCGCGCCGGGTGATCAGTTGCTCGGCGCACAACTGCTGCAGGTACTCGGCATCCACTTTCGGCAGATGGACGAAGCCGGTGGGGTAACGAACCGTGAGCCCATCCTCGGCTACCTCCGGCATCTTCCGCAGGTTGTTGTAGAACTCCAGCTTGGCGATGCCGACTGCCACGGTGAACAGTTTGATGCCCCGGCGCAGCTTCTTGCCGCCCGTCGTGGCGTCCACTGCCGTCGGCGAGCCCACCAGAGCCGGGCCCTTGGCCGAGCCCTTGACCGCCATCAAACGGAAATCGCGCGCCAGCCGCACGAAGGCATAGGCTTCTTGCGTCGCAAAGCCGGTGTCCACTGCAAAGCGCGCCAAT